CTCCAATAACATCTTCTCTGTTAAAAAGACTCGGAGTTAAAAACAATTCACCTGTAAGTGCTAATCTATGAGTGAGAGGTAAACGTAATCCTCTAATTTCTTTACAATAAAATGAATTAAAAGCTAAAAGTTCCATGAAACCTCGATAATCTTCAGCATAAGACTTTAACCTGGGCATTTGTGCATATAAATAAAAAGAACGTTTTGATCTTTCTTTATACATTCTCAAAATTCTTTTAACATATTCAGGACTTTTCATAAGACTTTCAGGTATTATATTTTTGAAAGCATTATAAATATCTTTTTCTTGATAACTGTTTTTCATCAAAGGTAACAATTTTGGTGCATAAATTCTAATCATTAGTCTCTCTAAGTTAAAATTATGGCCGATTGGAGATATTCCTATATCTAAATTTATTAAAACAGGTCGATTAGTACTGGGAACATCATATACATAATCTAAATTTAAATTTAAATTATCTAATATATTGTAAATAGCTCTAATATCATCAAAACCTACATCAACCTTTCCTTCCAACTTTTTCAATGCTTCGGCCTCGGTTTTTATTTTTTCTGAGTTTAAATTACTGAGAATTGTATTCTTGAGGTCAATAGGTACCATATCAGTTTCTAATGACAAAAAAATAGATTTGAACAATGAAGACATTTGCTTTAAACTTATCATGCCCCATTTGGTCATCAAACACTTTGAATTAATAGCCCATTTAAGTCTAGTTATTCGTCTAGATTTATTTTCATAATCCAATGACCAACCGAATTTAATATCGTTTTTTAGAAAAGCAAATTTCAAATAACTTCCCAATGTTGTTGATTGATCTAAAAGAGGTATCAAGCTTCTTTCCACAGTAGTTAGATTTAAACTATCTATTAATTCATCATATTGTAATAAATTTTCATCATATTTATATTTGTTCTTAAAAGTATAAGTTGGTGTTAAAATGGGTTTATCATCATTGCTTAATATATGTAAAAAAAGCCTAGTTTTATACCAATATTCATTTTTAGACATTTTTAATCTTAAATCATCATAAGTGCTACCTGTTAATATATACATTAGTGGATGGCCATCAGGTATACCTAAACAATCAATAGGCTGATCATAATCTGAAGGTGAAATAGGTAGATTATAAGCATAACGATAAATAGATACATACATTTTAAGCATGATGTAAGCAGTACAAAAATTGCCACCATTATTTACTAATTCAATACTTTTACTAATACTATTTTTTATATCATCTGCATATCCATTATCAGTAGGTGATATGGATAAATTGCCGGTAAATTTTGATAACATTGGTATGAAAACTCCTGATAAATATAATATAGAAACTACTTCAAAATAATTTCTTGATATACAAGTTTTCTTTTTAGATAACATCATATTACCAGATTTCATGACAATTTCATGTATGGCTGTAGTGCAAATTAAACTATTAACATTTTTGTTGAAGGATTTACCCCCACTATCATCACTATGTGCCATTAAAATTATATTACTTTGGTAACCAGTTATCTTTTTTGCATTCAACCTTTTTATTACTTGAGTTATTAAATATTTTAGATATAATTGATTACTTGCATGATAAAGTGAAGATAAATAATTAAATATAACCAACATAAAAGAAAAAACCATTTCTATATCATACATTAAACTTTTAATTTCTTCTGTAGTTTTAACTTTAGCTTTTTTTCTCTGAAATTCATTTAATTTATAAGTCCATTTTGTGCAATGAGCTTTTTTCATAAAATCTTTATATTCAGGGTGTTCAGCAAAATAATCACCTAATTTACCTCTAAGAATCAACAATTTTTTCCAATAATCATCCCAAAATAAATAAAAAAGATGCACAAATGCCGGAGGTAATGCATGACTAGCTCCTGATACAAAATAATAATATTTTAAATTATTGTTATGAGGTGCCCATCTTCTACAATCATAAGTATGATAAACTTCAGTATAATTAAAATCTAAACCGGGTTCTTTTGCATTTAATCTTTTGTTCAACCATTTAATTCTTTTATTTGATGGAACACATATCATTTCATTAGGTGTCATTTTACACAATTCTGCAAAGAATTTCTCTAACACCTGCTGTTTTGTTTTAGTCGGCACATTCATAACATAAATTTCTCTAGAACCACCTTTTTGTATCTTATGTACCATGTGTAAACACAGAGGATCATCTAAATACTCTAAATATTTATCTATCAATTTAATGTTCAACCTTTCAATTCTCAATCTTTTCTCTATTTCAGCTAATTCATCATCATTCAGAATATCAATTATATCATCCAATTCAATTTTAGGAACATCTTTAAATATTACATAGTATCCTTTATGCCCAAAAAAATAATTATTAAAATATCTACCTCTAAGACCAGATGTATTTGCTATATTATGATAAGGATCACTTATTATATCATTAAATTTGGCCTGTAATTTATTATAATCGGGTTTTGTTAATAGATAATCTCCTAAAAAACGACCCATTAACCAAGAAATTTTAGGATCAAATTTAAAATCATCACTAAATAGTGAATTAACATAATGATCATCTGAACAATCCACTGATGTTTTTTTCAAAATTTCTTGAGGATCAAAAGTTTTATATGTCTCCAAAAAAGATCTTTGTGTTTCCAAAACTGATTTCATATTCTTTAAATGCTCATTATCATTATCAAAAGGAGATTTTGTCATAAAAATAGATTCTTCAAACTTTTCA